TGCCGCGTGATTGTGCCGGTGGCGAGAACGTACTGGGCATTCTCAAGGCCTATGGCAACAATTGTGATGTTCGCATCCGTGCCAGCCGTGCGCCCGCCCTGCACGTTGCCATCATAGTCGAAGTCGAAAGAAATCGACGCTTGGCCGCTCACGTCGCCGCTGATCGGCGTGCCAGAGGAATCCTGCACAATGACCGCCGAGCTGCTGCCAAAGTTGCCCGCCGGGTTGGTGGTGAAGAACATGCGGTAGACCGCGTCAGGGTCGTTCACCAACGGCGAGTTGAAATTCAGCGAGCCCGCAGCGACAAACGGAAAGGTGCGCGGAGTCCCGGTATTATCAGTGAACTGAACCGAGTTGGTGTCATTCGCGTCGAAATTGACAACGGCGACGCCGGTGCCGCCGTTGTCAGGGTTTGACGCGGAAACCGAGTCCAGCCGGTCGCCGACAAACCGCAACAGCTCGTCCTGAAGCTGACCGGACTTGACATCCGTGTCGGCGTCAATGTCACCGGGCTTCCGCAACTGGCGCTGAACGAAATTGTAGACCTGCTGCGCCGTGCCGCCGTTCGCGTCGATGACGATGCCGAAGTTGTACGGGCCACCAGACAAATCGGTCGCGTAGAGCGTGTTCGATGCCTGCGGCGTCGCATGATAGGTGATCGACATGCCCGTATAAGGGGCGGTCGTGTCGATGGTGTTGTCATCCACCGTGATCTTCGTGTCGGTCGCCTCTGTCAGCGTCAACGGCGCGAAGATAGGCTTCAAGCCAGCCAGAAGCTGCGGCAGGGCGGTCGAAGATACCTGACCGTAGGTATTGCCCTGCTCGCGAACGTAAACGTTGAGCACGTCGCCGCGCTTGTCGAAGTTGCCGTTCGCAGCATTCCCGAATGTCTGCACACCCTGGTCAACCGGACCGGTGAACGAGAACGGCGTAGGCGCAGTGTCGGTGGAGAAGGCGTAGTAGGGCTGCGATCCAGCCTGGACGCCAGAGCCCGAGAAAACGCCGATGTACTCCCGCAGCAGGTTGCCGCCGGAGTCGTATTCTTGCCAGCCAGCAGAGCGGATCAAGGTCCGCGTGGTGTCGTTCGCCCAGGTCCAGTTATTGAAGCCAGACGCATTCTGACCGATGACAAACTTACCGGCGTCATTGTCAATCGCGAGCATCGGGAACGGCGTCGGGATCAGCGAGGCGTCGGTTTTCCATTCCTCTTTCAGGAACGAGTACAGCGCAGCGCCGGTCACGCCATCATTCGAAAGGTTGCCCGCCACGTTGAGCGCAATGGTCCGCGCGACCACATTGATCGTGACTTCCGTACCCTGGCTTAGGTCGTCGGGATCGGTAATCAGGGCCATCGCTTACTTCTCCACGCGCCGGGGACGCCCGCGACGCCGCTTGACCTTGGTTTCGGGCACGCTCTCAAACGCCTGCCGCTCGGGCGCAGCCTGCGATTCCAGGATGCCGAGTTCGCGAGCCGCGTCCAGAAGTTCCGTCGGGCATTCGCTGCCCGACGGAATAACTTCCGGGTAAATCTGCCCGGCGCGAACGCCGAGCAGATCAGCCATAAGTCTCGCCATTAGCTGGCCGCGACCTTAACCAGCTTGATCGCATTGGTGTCTTTCAACTTGCCACCAACGCGCCGGGAGATGATCCACTTCACATAACCAGGAGTGGTAACCTCGTCCCGGATGATGCGCATGCCCACGCGGTCAACAATCAGATAACCGCGCGTGAAGTCGCCATAGGCAATCGGGAAGGCGTTGCCGGCAATCGCCGGCATATCCTCCGCAATCGTCACAGGCGAGCCGACCATCATGTCAGGCGTGCCTGCGACCAGAGACGGCTGCAACAGGTACTGGCCGTCAGTCGCCTTCACTTTAGCAAGCGTGGCCTGGGTCGCAGACGACATGACCCAGCGACCGCTGGTGCGATAACCGGCCTTCAGCGTTGCTTTCGTGTCGATCATCACATCGAACGGATTGGTGCCGAGCGTGCTGGCGTTCCCAGTCGGGATATACTGAAGCGTGCCGAACGCGCGGCTAGCGTCAGCCGTCGCCACCGGGGTTGGGCCGGCCAGAAAGCCGGTCGGGCGGTTGGTGCCGTTGCCAGCGACAAACGCCTGACCTTCCGCAATCGCATACTGGCGCGACGCGGAATCGACAAGCCATGCCTCGACGTCGAAGAACAGGTCGTCCAGAGACTCGACAGTGGCCTGCGGCTTGGCGGCAATCGTGCCCAGCGTCGGGGCGACTTCCGCCAAATTAGGCGTATCGGTCTGCGAGCGAGTGCCCGTCTCGCCGACCCACTCGACCTCGAAGCCGGTCGTATCGACAAGCTCCTTATAGTCAGGCGTGCCGATAGAAACCACACGCGAAATCTGCCGGATCGGCGACAAGTCCTGGACAACGCGCGCGACCTCGCGGGCGATTTCCTCCGGCACGGCGAACCCGCCGGAAGCGCCCGTGGTACCGCGAACATCAGTCGCCTTGCGCGACAGCTCGTGCACCTTGGCCTCGACGCCATGGTTACGCGGATCGCGCATCCAGTCCAGGAAAACGGACTTGTACTCGTCAACGTCAGAATCGCCAGCGCCCGGCTTACCGGGACGGAACGCCTTGGCCTCGATGGCCGCAAGACGATCCTCGACCGCCTTCAGCTCAGCCTGCGCAACTTCGCGCGCAGCAATGCTGTCAGCAAGATCGGCCTCCAGCTTGGAGACCTTCTCGCGGCTCACGTAGTCTTCCGACTTCTTCGCCATTGCGTCAAGTTCGGCGCGCAGGTCGTGAACCTTCTTGAAGCTGTCCTCGAACAGCTTCTTCACTTCTTCAAGGTCAGCCATATCTACCTCCTTATGGCCTTGCGGGCGAATGCCCTAGTTATTGAATTGCCGCATGTAATTCAGCAATTCACCTAGAGCGTCGCCAGCATCACGCATGGCTGACAGCTCTTTTGCCGCAGCGGCAGCAGCCGCCTTGGCCTCTCTGGCCGAGCAACCGGCGTCGCGCGCGGACTGCTCGATCAGTCGTTTGAATGGCGTGAAGTCCCCGAGGGACATGGCCTTGGCAGCGTCAACGCGCGCCTCTTCATTCGCCGGGAACGTCACAAGCGAAACCTCCCATAAATCAAGTTCCTGAAGGGCACGGACATTGCCGCGCGCCTCGCTCTTCACAGTGCGGTAACCGATGCTCAGGCCATCAAGCGCACCGATCTGGACAAGCGAGCGGGTTTCCTGGCCGAGCGGCGTATCGGCAAAGCGGCCCTTGACGCGCAAGCCCTTGCGGTCCTCGCTGACCTCATCCCAAACGCCGATGAGCTTGTTCGGCGCATGCTCGCGCAACATCTTGGGCTTGCGCCTGGAAAGCGAAGCAGCAAAGGCGCCAGCGTCGATCACGTCGCCATAGGAATCCTCATTCCCGAAGCGCGCGCCGTAGCCCTCGACCATGTTATCCTTGGCCTTTAGCTCAAGGCTGATCGTCTTATACTCCATCGGCTTCGCCTCTCGGTTCATCGCCAGGACGCGACGGCAGGCGATCCGCCTCCGGGTCGTCCACCGGATTCAAACCGGTCTCGGTCCTGACATCGTTTTGCGTCATCCAGGCCGGCGCACCGCCGCTGCCCAACGCCCGCGCGTAATATTCCGCCTGGTCTTTGAAATCGCCGCGCAGCAATTGCCGCTCGTCCAGATCGACCTTCAGGCCTGGCTTGCTGCTGAGAATGTCCCGATTGCAGGTTTCCTCAAAACGCCGCATCCAGGGCATAAGAGTGTGAATGACATGCATACGGAACATCTGTTCCGCGCTGGCGAAGGTCGAAGCCTTGTCAGCCTGCATCAGCATGATCGGCTGCACGCGGAAGGCGCGGGCGATTTCCTCAACCTGGTGCTTACGCGTTTCGATCAACTGGCTGTCGACAGCCGTCATCGTGATCGGATGGAACTTCGTGTCGCCGTCTAGAACCGCGATGCCACCATCACCCTGCGGGCCAAAGCGCTGCTGCCAAGTCTCCCGAAGCTTGTCCTTCGCATCTGCGCTTAGCGGCGCCGTAAACGACAGGACGCCGCTCGGCTTGCCGCCAGCGCCACTTACCCGGCTCTGCTGCTTCTCAAGACCGCCCGTCAGGCCAATCGCCTCGCGCGCCAGGCGCACCGCTGACATGCCCTTATAGCCATCCCGAGACGGGCCGCGCAGGTGCATCACCTGATCGGGTGTGAAGATGCCCGTAGATCGGTCAGCGTATGTTACCGTGTACTCTAGCGAGTAGTCATAGTCCTGGCGAACAGACCAAGAGTCATACGGAACGGGCAATAATTCAGTGATTGCGCCATCCGGCCTTGTATTCTTGACTGCCAAGAAGCCATTCGCAAGAACTGCGCAAAAAATCGCGTATTCCCGGAATTCAAAGCTTGTTTGCCAAGCATTTGGCTTATTTGCCAGCAAATTGTGCGCCCAATGCGTCCTGGCGACTGATCTTGATACCTTATCGCCGTCATATGTCTCGCGAACAACCCGAACCGGGATTTGCGCGATGCCCTCCGAGATGACGCGCACAGCACAGAACACGGCGGAAATCTGAAGGGCCGTAGCCTCCGACACAACCGCGCCGGTCGAGGTGTTGTAACCCAGCCAGCCGGCAAGACCAGCCAGACGATTAATGTCAATGCTCTTCTTGCTGAAAGGCCACATTACAGCACCAATAGACCTCCATCCTCTAGGTACGATCTCGCAGCCATATCATGCATATCCTGCGCGGCAAGACTTGCCGCCATCGCAAGCGCTACAATACCGTCAATGCGCCCGCTGCTCTTGTTCTTGGCAAACTTGCGATTGCCAGCTTCGTCCATCTTCACAACCGCATTGGCCGCGCACATCGTCAGCACTGGATTGTCACCATGGCAGACGCGCTCATTCAGCAGCATCGCCTCCAACTCGCGTAAGGCCGGGCTCATCGATTGGAAGCCCTGGCCGAAGGGCTGAAAGATCAATTCAAGCTCTTCCTCGGAAATTCCAGCCTTGACAAGCCATGGCTTGAAATTCTCCCAATTCCAGCGGTCGAAAGCAGCGCGGCGGATGTTGAGCGCCCGAATCGTCTGCGCGATTTCAATCGCTACATCTTCGTATCTAATCGAACGTCCAGGTGTTGTACGGACGAGCCCTTCTTGCGCCCACACATCATAGGGCACGCGGTCCTTAGCCGACTTCTCGCGCAATCCTTCCTCGGGCAGCCAGAACTTGGCATGCACGTGCAGAACGCCATCGACCGGCGCGGCCAGAACCATGGCCGTCAGATCGTTGACGCTCGACAGGTCGAAGCCCGCATAAACGATGCGCCCAGACAGATCGGCGAGCGGCTTCTTGCCATTGGCCTGCCAGACAGACCGTGTAACAAACGGGTTGCTCGCCTCGACCCGCTGATTCAGGATCAGGTTGCGGTATTCGGCCTCGCGCGACGGCATAGCCCGCGCATCCTCGGCACGCCGCATCACCTCTTCGGCATTCAGGAAATCCCCGAACGCCGGATTCGCCTGTTTGATCGTTTCAACGTCGAACGGGTCGGCATCAAGATCGGCCGTCCAAAGCCAAAGCTTGGTGCGCGGGTCGCGACCCGTCTTGGCGTCGTCAATCAACACCGAGAACAGATCGGCATCAGTCGCCGCTTGTGTCGAGATCGCAATGCTAAGCGGCGCCTCATGCGCGCCCATGGCGGTCTCTAGCGCCTCGTACAGCTCAGACCTGGGGCCAACTACCTGGCCAAGCTCGTCGTGAACAACAAACACCGGCGACAGGCCGTATGCCGTCGACGCCTCGGCGGACAAGGCGCGATACACTGTGCCCAGTTCAGGGCAAAAAAGCTGCTTGGCGCTGTCCCGAATGACGACTGTCTCTTTCAAGACAGGGTGCTGGCGGACCATTTTTGCCGCCAAGCCGAATAGCACCGCGGCTTGCTCCCGCGACTGCGCCGCGCTGTATAACTGGCTATTTGGCCTCGCTTCCGGGCCGCAAAGGTGAAGCAGCAAGAGGAAAGCTGCGGTTGTGGTCTTGCTGTTCTTTCGCCCAAGGCTAATGATCGCTGTGCGCGTCGGCGTGCCATAAATCCCGCGAATGATGTCCTTTTGCCAATCCCTCAGCTCGACCTTCTGGCCTACACGCGCGCCCTCGGGGACACGACAGAACTCTTCAATCCAAGCGATGTTTCGCTCGGCACGGGTTAATCCTCGCTTTCGTCGTACTGCCAAGGCTTGCGCCGTCCCTTCGTGCCTTTATCCCGCTCTTTGTCAAACGTAGACTGCTGCGTGAGCCGCATCCGGGTCGCCAGGGACGACAGTGCCCGCCCCTCGCGCTCCTGCATCTTCAGAAGCTTGTCATACTCGTCGGTGTCAAACTCGTCCGAGCCTTCCAACGCCGCAACCAACTGCGCCACGCGCCGCGATGCGACCAAGTGGCGGACGTACTGAATCAGAAGCCCATGCGTCTCCGCCGGGAACCAGTCAGCCGGAAGTCGGTTAACGATCCGCCGCCACTCATGAGCCTGCTCGTCAGTAAGTTCGCTGGGCGGCTCAGGTCGCCGCACCGTCTCAACGCCAGCGGTCGCGACGACTGTAAGCGAGGCGGCGGATTTGCGTCCGCGCTGTGCCATTATTCACTCCATGAAACATTATTTCGTGGCGTTTAGCAAAAGAAAAG